ATCATCAACAGCAACACAACTGGTGAATCCGGTCAAGTGTTTGCCCCGGCGCAATTTGAACACGCCCAAAGAATCGCCAAATTATTGTCATCATCCGACCTTGTCCCAAATCAGTACAAAGGAAACATTGCCAACACGATGGTGGCATTGGAAATGGCGCATCGGATGAACGCATCGCCTTTGATGGTCATGCAAAATCTTCACATCATTCACGGCCGACCATCTTGGGGTTCGTCTTTTATCATCGCGTCATTAAATTCATGTGGACGATTTGGAACATTGCGTTTTGAATCAACACCGACATCATGCAAGGCCGTGGCATTGGATAAACAATCAAACACGCAATTGGTAGGCCCAACGGTGACGATGGAAATGGCAAAGGCCGAAGGATGGTTGGATAAACCCGGATCAAAATGGAAAACAATGCCTGAATTAATGTTGAAATATCGGGCGGCGGCTTTTTTTGGTCGTTTATACGCCCCCGAAATCATGATGGGGTTATATTCGGCCGATGAAGTGGTCGACATTGCAGCAAACAACGCGAAAATGGGTAAATAACCCTATTTTAACGCGAAATCGTTTGAAGTAATCAAAGTATATGTGAAGCGGTTGCCATGCAAGGCGGCCGCTTTTTTTGCTAATAACATAAACGCATTAAAATCCGCTGTGCGTTTAAACACTTGACAACCTTCCGACCAATTGTTCACCTGAACGGAATCAACACCGGCTTTGTGAATGTTGATGCCAAACACGCCGGTTTGCGTTGCATTCTCATTATACACACTATCTTTGATGTCATCACGGAATACAGTCACCGGGCCGCATTGTTTCAACGCTTCATATTTGCCCTGATGCAATCCAATGTGATGTGAACCGCGATATTGTCCGGGCTTCATTCGGGCCGTCCCCGCGCCATTGTCGGTGGTGATTGCCCATTCTTTGATAAACCAATTGTCCTTTTCTTTGTACGCAACAATGATTTTGTCATCAAATGCGTTTGTGACCTTTTGCCCGGTTGCTGAATTTCGAACACCAATAATGTTCAAATTGAAATCCCCATTTTCAAAAAATGCATAACCTTTGGCGGCCATTGTGCGTTTCAAATCTGCAATTGTAATCATAACAATACAAAGATAATTAAACCAACGCCCAATGCAATTGTCACTTTGCGCAGCTGGTGAAATCGTTCGTCACGCTTTTTGATTTCATCCAACAATTTGTTTGTGATCCGTTCTTGTTGTGCGATGACCTCGGAATCAATTTTGCGATATTCCCGGCACAACGCCAATTGTTCGCGCGCCTCCGCGCCTTTTAATAAATATAAATTATTTTCCGCAACTGTCAAGGAATCGATGCATTGCGATGATGCGGCGTGTGGCTGCGCAACTTGTATCGCCATGATAAGCCACAAAAAGTGTTTCATATTTGCTTTGAATAAATATTTGCGTGTCATGTAATGTTTTGTATTTGTTTTTAATGATTTGCAATGTGTCGAATTCTTTTTGAACAACTCTGATGGCCGGGCCATGAACAACATTGGTTTGTTTTGGAACTGCAAAATGAAGGTATGCAAAACCACCAACAAATAACAACACCAACAACAAAATGGTCAAATCAACTTTCCGCATCGTTTTTGGTGTTTGCAAATTTGTCGATGGATGTGAATCCCAAACAACAAATCACAATCCATTCAACCGCTTCAACCAATTCTTTGGATGGCGCGATGTCTTGGGGTGACAATGAATTGTGGGCCATTGTGCCAAACAAAATGAATGATCCGACAATCCCAACAAATCGTTTGGAACTGAATTCGCCTTTGTCGCCCTGAAATATTTGAAAAATCTTTTTCATCTGCCTTGACCGCGATATTTTTTTGCGGGTTTATTGTTTTTTGAGTGAACACCTTTGTTTTTGCGCTTTGGCTTTGGTTGCCAACTCACGCCGGATGATGTTTTTGCCTTTGCCATTATTTTAAGCCGTTTAATTTTAACATGTTGTTGATTGACGCGGTGTCCATGCCAACCAATCCGGTGTCAACGCCCATGAACAACATGGTTGATGTCATCGCCTCGATTTTTGTTTCAGCGGTTGCAACGGCTTCTTTCAATTCGGCCTTTTCGGCAACTTTGTTTTCAACCAATTGTTCGCCTTGCTTCTTTGCAGCGGAAACAACATTGGATGCCATTTTCATGTTGTTTTCAACGCGCTTCAACATTTGTTCGATTTCGTCCACATTGGGCGTGTTTACAGCCCCGACCGGGTAAATCATTTCTAATGTCAAAATGATGGCAACAAAGGCCGTTAAAATCGTTTTCATAACTTTTTAACGGTGTTAATGATTCGCAATTCCGTAATTGCGGCCGACAATGCCGAATCCGATTTTTTCAACGCTGATGACATCCGGTCAACTTTCAAATCCAATTGGTCAATTTTTTGATTGGCCTTTTCGATTTGTTCGGTGTACGAACTTTTGACATCATAGTACAAATATGAAACGGCCGCCAACATACAAAATGCCACCGCGGCCACCGGGTTTTTCTTGAACTGGTCAAACGAAACGGGCAACGCGTTTGCGTTAATTTGCTTTTTTACTGTCATTTGATGCGATTGATTTTTTTACTGTAATAAACCACCGCCAACAAACCCGAAATAAGACCAACAATGCCCACCACAAAGGTAAGGATTGGCTGATAAGTTTGCGTGAAAGTGATAATTGCTGAACTGCCTGAAATGGCCGTGGCAATCGCCGCCGTGGTGTCATTATTAAATTTGTTCATTTGGTGTTGGAATTACACAATATTCGCTTTCAGGATATTTTTCACAAAAGGTTTTGAGATACAACGAATCATCGCCCGAAAAAGTATGCACCCCACACGGATTTGGGAACACCTCAAACGGGGCAAAACTTGCGGGGGGTTCTGAATAGAAAAGAATGTCAACCGCCCACTTGTCCGACTGCTTTGTGCATACGGGTTTGTCATCAACTTGCCCCCACTCTAAACAAATAAACCCAATTTCAACAACTGCGCAATCTTTCCAAGTTGTCACGGTTTCCCCGTCGGGTGTGGTTGTAGTTGTTTCTATTAACTTGCGAAAGGTTGCCCATTGTGTAGGGGGAAATTCGAACTTTAAAAAGGTTTTCATAAGGTTGTTAAGGATGCAAGTTCTGCGTTTGTGAGGCGGGTTTTGAATAGGATGGCTTGGTTTACTTCTTTGCTATTTGGGTAATCATTTTGAAAATATGCATCGCTTAAAGCGGGGATTGAAACGCTTGTATCGTTCCCGTAATTTGCACCATTTACATAAAAAACAAAATCATTACTTGCATAACCAATAGCACATTTATAACGCGTTCCAATTGTCATAGCACCAAATGCAATTCCCGCATCTACACTTGTTCCATTTGTCAATCTGCCATACAAAGCACTATTGTAATTTGCAATTGCGATATTGCTTGTTCCATACGATTGCTCACCTATTGAAAAAATAGGGTTGTCTACATTTGCAGTTCCTAAACCTTCCCAAACAAAATCCACAAATATAGTTCCTTGCGTCTGCCCAATCAAACTACTTATCCCCGTCTTGCTACAAGCATCCGCCACCCTTGTGGCGCTTGATGAGGTGGTTGGGATGTAGGATGTGGGATAAGATGACGCTTCGAGTTGTGCGCCCCAAACTGAAACTCCATCCGTTCCATTGCCCGCAAAATTAAAACTTGTGCCATTTTGTGAAACACAAAACAAAGAATAAATGGTTGGCCAAGACGCTTGTGATGCAATACACCTATACCAACCATTCCCCACGCTTTCAATGCTTGCGGTTAATGTGCTTGTATTTTGCGAAATAGTGCCATTGCTTAAATTAAAAAATACTCCATCGGTCGCGGTGTTGTTATTTGAACCTAAAAAAATATAATTGTAACCATTTGCTTTGGCGTAAACACTAAATGTGCGCACACTTCCACTTACATTTGATTGATAAATTGAGTGGTCAGTATTACTTGTATTAGGTATAAATGTGTCCGCGTTCTGCGTTCCATCGGGTGAAATACTGGCATTTGCCGTTACACTTAAATCTTCTTTTGACCACCCCGCATTATCAAACTGCTCTGAATACAACAACAAATTCGTACTCTGCTTTTCCAACAATAACGATGGACACCCCCCGCCGCCATTTTGGTAGGTTAATCGTGGAACATTTAATCTGTCGGTAGTGGGGAAATAGGGTTTGGCGGTTGAGCCGATGTTTAATTGTGCGCCCCAAATGTAAACGCTTGTATTTGCAACGGGGATTGTACTATTGCCAGTTTTTGCAACACCTATTGCAAAATTATTGCTTGAACTTGCAGAACCTAAATTTTGACTTACTGAAATTCTATACCATCCATTGCCAACACTTTCAATGCTATAACTATCAACAGTTGAATTACCACCATTACCAACATAAGTTCCATTAGATAAATCAAAAATTGCTACATAGTCAACCGATGGCGATGCGTCATAAATGTCCAAATAAATAAAATTGCTCGTATTGGCTTTTGCATAAATGGAAAATGTTTGCGTTTCGGCATTATTTATGACTTCATAAATTGCATTACCCGATGCTAATGGGGCTAATAAAGTTGATGCCGTTGTCGTGCCATTTGGTGCGGTTGTTGAATTGGCAGTTACGCTAACATTGATTTTTTGCCAAATTGAGTTGGTAAAATCTTCCGAATAGGTTAAATTATTCCACGGGCAAACCTCAACCAATCCCGCGCTATTTACTCGCGTTCCGTTGGATGCACGGGTAAAACTTAAATCGCCTGCACCACTTGTGGGAATTTGAGAATAAACAACATCCTCTTTGTATCCGCTTGGAATCATCACCAATGACGCGGAATTCAATAAATCTGACATTTATAGATTGTTTAATTTGTTTAACATACATGAAACACCTTCATAGAAACCGCCATCGGCGGTCACGCGGCTTTTGTACGCAACAACGATGGGCCAACCTTGCCCCAAATATTGTGCGCTTCGAATGCCAATTCCTAATGCGCTGATTCCAATCATTTTAATATGCGATTACGCTTCCGGTGCTGATTACAAATCCGGTGATTTTGCTGCCTTTGCCGGCGGGCAAATATGCGCCTTGTTGAAAAGTAATTCCGGACATGCCACGAGCCGACAAAACATTTGTGGATGTTCCGTTTTCTTGGGTAACTGTGAACGATGTGAACACCGTGTCGGCCTGAACAACCAACGCGTCAAAACTTACGGATGTAACCGTCCCCGATCCGAAATATTTAAATCCATCGTAACCGGCAACGATGTCAATTGATGCTTCTGCCATAATGCTTCGAAAATAACATCGTGACAATAAACATTTGCAACATTTATTGAACAATCAGCCACCATTGCGTTCCATCGCTGATAACTGTGCATGTTTCAAAATTTGTATTCAAAACCTTTGTTGGGTTGCCATCAATATCAAACCCGCCGCCGGTGATGACAACCGAATGTGATGATGCAATTTTTTTGAAATAATATTTTTTACCTTTTGATATTGTCGGATCAGGTAAATCAACCGTAACCGTTCCGCCGGATGAATCGCACAAAATTAATTCATAACCATTGGTGATGGTGTGTGTCCCGGCCGTGTATGTGATGGGCGCATTGTGTTCCTGAATCCGCCAATTAACCAATTCCGTTGAATCGTCATAACTCAACATCACCTCCCAACGGGTGTTCAATGTTGGCTGCGATGCGGGCGCGCCTTCGGCATCATTGACCAAATGTTCCAAAACTTGTTGCGGAACATTGGAAATCGCTGAATTCAAATTTGTCACCGCTGATTCAACATAATTCAAACGATTATTCAGATTCCCGGTTTGTGATTGCTCGACTTTTAAACCTTCGCCGGATGATGTTGTCAAGGTATAAACTGGTGAAACACCAATCCATTCGCCATCCCATTGTTCCGAACGGCAATTGTATTTGACCCCGTTCAAAACCCATGAATAATTGTCAAAATATAATGATTTGATTGCAGTCAATGACCCGGAATCAATCCATGTTCCACGAACCACCGGAACAAAATTGGCGTAAATCGATGCCATTTGTAACCCCAACATTTTGGTGATTGTTCCGTGTGTAATTGAATCCCAACCGCCATACCAATCCGATGCCAAAACATCGGTTGTGCCGTTAAACACCAACCAATTACCAATTCCGTATTTCAGGGAATCCGTATAATATGGCGATTCAATTGTGATGGGTGTTGAATTCGCCAAATTGGCTGTGGATGCGGTGATGACCTCCGTGATGTCAAAAATATAATCCGCATTTTGATATGGTGACGCATCTGCAAATGAAACCTGAATTGAACCCCAAAAATCCTTCAACGCTGAATTGCCGTTTTTCCATTTGCCACCGCCCGAATAGGAAAGAATAACACCATGAACAAACATGTTGACTTCCAATCGGGTGTAACCGACCGGCGCGGTTGTCACCGACAATTCAAATTCCGATGTGATCCAACCGCCTTTGATGTCTTTGGTTGGCATGCGATACAATTGATTTCCCGAATTCCCCGATGCGGACCAATATCCATTCGCGTCCAAATAAACATAAGAGCCACCCGAATTCCGCAACCTGATATTGTAGTAAACATCGGTTGAATCTTCGACATACAAAACCCCACCCAATGTGTCGGATCGTTTGAATGATTTTGCCATAAAACGAATGCGCATCGGTGCGGCATCCGGTGATGTTCCGGTTGGAATATCCGTGGCAATCAACGACAATGTTGATGATGATGTATTTGGGTAACTGCGCAACGCTTTTGCCACATTTTGACGATGCGTGTTTATTGTCACCGATTGTGCAGCTGGTTGATAGTACAATGATGGTTTTGCCATCCACAATGGCCGAACATCGTTGCCAATTGTTTGACGGTGTGAATATGTTGTCGTCCCGATATATTGCCCGGTATACGAATATTGACGCAAATTGATTGATGTCGTGTTATTATACGCGTTGAATGGGATCACATAATACGCGCCATTTTCATGAGTGAATCGCGCCCCAAACATCAACAACACATTTTCCAACGCTTGTTTTGCTGAAATATAATTTGGTTCAATTTGCCATCCAACCGTGTCAATAACTTTGACATCCGTAAACGGATCAAAATTTTCCAAAAATGTATATTCAAAAAGTTTATACATGTCGAACCCTAATCGGGCCGCATTATCTTCGTTTAACAATGTGCCATCATACAAATATTGTTGTGGCGTTCCATTGACAACCCAATAATCCGACAAATCCAATGTGTCCAAACAACGGCGAAACAACTGGTTGATTGTGATGTATTCATCCGAAAACCATGATGATTGTACTTTGTACCCATCCATCAATTCAAGGCCATCCACAGCCACCAAATCAATGATTGGTTTGCTCTGTATGGATTCGCGCAATCGCGTCATTTGGTCGGCCAATACGCGGCCAACATGAATCAATGAATCATTGCGATATATTAACATCGCCCATGCGGTTTCCGCTTCGGTTTGAATTCCGACAAAATCATCCAATGTATTTTGATCCGGCATCACCCATTGGGCGATTGCGCGTGATGGTCTGATAAAATTGGAATAAACTGAATCTGATTCGCCTTGCCTTTCAATGCTGATTCCATCACCGGCCAATGTTAATTCAACCGATGAATTCAATGCGTCTAATTTGTCAAAACAACATGTTTCGCCTTCAATATATCCACCGGCCGATTGAACGCGCGCATTGTATAAACGCGCAACAATTTCCGGTGTTGTTCCTGATGGCGAATCCCATAATTCAACCCGGTATTCAACATTTGTGATTGATAAAAACGAACCTTTGTAAATCCTTGCCATTATCCGCGCCGTGAATCTTTATTGTATCTTTCCAAAACGATGGCCAAATCGCGTCCGCTGATGTGCGTTTGAGCAACATAACCGGATGATTGTTCGGGCTTCATCAATGTTTTTAATTTGTCCAAAGGTGCAATAACCTCCGGATTGCTGCGCGCACCGGGATATTCACCCATCAAACCCAAAGTCGGTCCGCTAACAATACCACCATCGGCAAACGCGGTCACGCTTGGGCCTTGTTTCATTTGGTTTGCCACCGCCGTACCCAATGCAACCATCGCAATACCGGCTGCAACCGCAACTTGTGGTTGGATAAATGCGGTTTGAAATTTTTGAACGCTGATTCCATACGCAATCAACATTTTCCCGACTGTTTTGACAAAATTGCCCAATTGGCCAACAACTGATTGAACAAACCCCTCAATGCCATTGCCTTGACCGGACAATTGATTTCCCAACGCTTCGCCCAATGATATTGCAATATCTTCACCCAATCGTTCAACCGCCATTGCCATGTCGGTCATCAATTTGTCGAAATCCTGAACAATTTGCGACCGGCTTTTGGGATCAATTTGAACTTGAACCAACACCGGGGCGACCGCCGTGCCTTTAATTAAATTTTCACCGGTTAATTCTTTGGATTTTGCAATCGCTTCGGTGCGTTTTTGTTGTTGCTTTTTGGCTTGCTCGGTCAAAAACTTTTCAGCATCCATTTGACCGGCATGGCGTTCGTGAATTGCTTTTATCGCATCTTCATTTTCTTTTTTTAATTGTTCTTTTTTCTTTTCTCTGCGTTTCTCTGCATTTTTTATTTGTGATTCGGTTGTCACCTCATCAATTTGATTTTGAATTGCTGAAATGTCGCGTTGATATTGTAAATAATCGGCTGAACCTTTATTGAATGACGACAACATTGCCAAATATCTTTCTTTGCGTTTTTGCAAAAAATTTATTTCCACTTGTGCCAATTCGGATTCAGTTGCGCCTTTTAATTTTGCGGCATTTAATTCATTTTTTAATAAGTCATCAGAAATTTGTTCGCGGATTTCACTTGTTTTTTTGGCTTTTTCCGCTTGTTTTTCGTATGCTTTTGTAAAATTGTTGACTTCTTCGGTTGCTTCTTTGGTTTCTTTTTTTACCGAACCCATTGCCGCTGCAATTAGGCCAATTGCAACCAATATTGCGCCCGCACCGGTGGCCACTAATGCCGTTGCATATGCGCGGGCCGCAACCGTGGCTTGCCCCATGACATATGTTTGAATTCGTACGGCTGCGGTTTGAATTCCAACCATAAATGCCGATTCGGCTTGCAACGCATTTTGAATCGCTTGCAACCCATTGACTAATGCAATTGCGCCTTGCAATTGAACCATTGTTTTTTGCAAATCTTTTGATTCAATTCCCAACATCGCGGTTGCGCCTTCGACTGCGCCAAACGCGCCCGCAACGCCTTGAATACCACCCAAAACCGCATCCAACCGGCGTGTGTCACTTGCAAAATATTTAACTTCCGCGCGCATGTCGCCCACGGCATCTTGAATTTGACCAGCTGAACGAATAACATCATTTGCAAAATCTTGGAATTCCGGGCCTAATGCACGCGCCGTCATGGCAATTTGTTGCATTTGGCGAACAGTTGCCATTGAAGGTTTTGACGATGCCAACCGTTCAAATTGTTGCTGCATGCCTTTAATGGCTTCACCAGTTGCGCCGGACAATTCTTTCCCGGCTTTTTGGGTTGCCACAATTGCGGAATCTAAACCTTTTTTAAGGTTTTCAATGTCTGCACCAATTACAATGTTCAATGATTGACTTTTTGCCATTATCGTGCGTAATTAATAATGTAATCGGATGCAATGTGATAAATTCCGGCAAAACCCGCATAATCTTCGGATAAATGCGCTTCACCGTCATAATATATCGTTTGAACACTCACGGAATTAAAAACACCGGGTGTCGCAACTTGTAATGCCGTTCGAACTAAATCGGCAACCTGAACCGCTGATTGATATGTTGTTCCAAATGAATTGATTTGAACACGCGCGAAATCACTTTCCGATGGCCCTGATTTTGATGGATGCGGAACAACGGAAATTGTTTGATAAGTGATTGCGGGGAATGATGTTTCTTGTGGCAAACGCAATGGGTTGATCCGCGTTGAAACAACGGCGGTCAATGCTGAATTGTTTGACAAAATATTATAAATGGCGTTTATTGCGTTCATGCTTCGGCGGGCGGTGTCAACTTCGCAAATATATCCGCATGGCGCGTAACCTTTGCAACAATATCATCATGGTCCGTTTGTTCCCACGGAAATTTCATCAATTTTTGCGGGCTGATTGGTTTTTTCAAATGTGGTGACATAATTGTTGCCGCCATCCATCGCGTCATTTCCCAATCATTTTGAAATTGTTGATGTTGTGTTTGACGCATGCCATCCAATCGAGCGCGCCAATAATATGGCGTGCATTGATTAAAATCCTTTTCCAACATACCCATTTCACCAAACGCAATTCGTTCAATGATTCGCCATGTCAACGCCGGGCCGTCATTGATGGCGTTTACTTTTTTTCGTCTACTTCGTCAACATGAAAAAAATCGGAAATCGCTTGGGTAAATCCATTCAATGCCGGCATCAATTCGGTGTATTTTGTGACCAAACGCGCAATTTCAATTTCAGTTTGAAACGGGCTTTGTTCGTTTTTCATTTCATAACCTTCACTAATGCCATAAAACGCACAAGTGATTGCAACATCCATTGATTTCGCCAAATCCATTGATTTTTGCAAATCTGCAAACGAATCCATACCAACATGCGCCATGATGTTGCGCAATGAATTCATGTTAAAAAAAAGGGGGTGTTGAACACCCCCGATTGTAATCGTGTTCATGTCGCGAATATACGCAACAATTTCAAAATTAGATTGTGCCAACGGTCAATGCGCCCGTTCCCTGAATTGATGCGGTAAATGTCGCAACATCATTTTGTGGGGCGGTCAAATTCAAATCATTGAAAAATGCTGATCCGCTCAATTTCAAATCGCCGCTGACATTTGATGTCATTACGATTGTCACGGATGTTCCCGCCAACAAATCAGTGATGATTTCTTTCCAGCTGATGCCCGCGCCAACGCTGCCATCTTCTTCAAACATACCTTCAACACTCATGGTGTACCCGTATTCGCCCGCGATGTATTCTTTCGCACCGGCTGAATCCTTGTTGGTGGTTTCAATCATGTCTTTGGTGATTGAAAAATCGTTTGATGTCGCGTTTGCGATTTTGGTCAATGTGCCGCTGATGTCTTTGTAAATTGCAATCAGCGTTCCGTTGGTAATTCCAGTTGTAGCCATGATATTATTTTTTTATTTTTTTTATTTGGTTGTGATATTATATTTTTTTGCCAATTCAACAACATCCTTTCTTATGTTTTCGGTTATTGCCTCGGCAATTCTTGTTTTGTGCATATCAAACGCCGGGCGCATAAATGGTTTCGCCTGAATAGCGCCCCTAAATGATCCGTTTTTGGTAAATCGGGGTGATGTTCCAAATTCAAACCAAATCGCCTTGTATGCGTTTTCCATTTCCATTCTCGGCGCAATTAATACAGTATATTTAAACTTTGAATCCTGATTTGTAATGAACCCAATTGAATTTCGGATGTCGCCTTCGCCCATTGGGGCAAGTGACCGCGCGGTGTCAATAATTGGTTGCGCTTCTTGACGAATCTGCGCGCGCAATTTTTCGGTGTCTAATCCAACACCAATTTTTTCCAACGCCATGATGGTTTCGCCCAAGCCTTTCAAATTTTTCATTCGACCAATTCAGTTTGAATTTTCAAATACATCCGGCGTTCCAAATCCGCAATGTTGATAATGTTGTAATATTTCGATTCCCAAAGAATGCGCATTTTTGGGTTGATGCCGGAATCATAACGAACGGTGAATAAAACTGTTTGTTTGTGTTCTCTCCTATCTGCATCAACGGTTTCTGAACCCGATTCGTTTTCTTGAATCCTTGCCCACGGGGTTGAATAGGTCGTCCATGATTGCAACTTTTCACCGGTGTTGGAATCCGTTGTCATGGAATATTGTTCCACCGTGACCAATTCATCCATCAATCCGGGGTTCATGATATAACGCTAATTTTGTAAGGGTCTAACAAATACTGAAAACCAAATTGAATCGGGTTGTTTTGAACACCAACGGTGATGGCCATCCGGTTGTCATAATATTGACCAACCAACAACAATGCCGCATGTTTAATTGATGCCGGAAACAATGTGTCGGGGTTTACGCTTGTTGCGCTTGCCAGTTCAAAACCTTCGGTGATTTCAACAATGTATTTGATGACATCATCGGTCACGCTTGTTGGCGCGTTTTCAATAAATATGTTTCGTGAAAACAAACCCATTGGATTTGGCGCGGTGATCCAATCAGCGGAATCAAATGCGGTGATGGCTTGGGAATCGTTTACATAAGAAACGGAATTCACCGCCAAAACGCGTGAATTAATTCGCAAATAATTGCCGGACGGGATATTTAACCCGTTCACCGGGTTAATCAATGCCGGTTGTCCGGTAAACCCATCAAACCCATATTTGGCCGTTCCTTTTCTTACTGAATACCCAATATATTGACCGCACGCATCCAATGCCATTGCAATCAATCCACCGATGTATGTGTCATCGGATGATGATGTCACGCGCAAATGCGTCTTTGCATCAGCGACCGAAATATAATCGGTTGCGGCGTGTGAAAATGCGGTGTAATTGCGTGCAACAAACATGGTTATTCCGCATCCAATGCGGTTTCGGGGTTAACGGGTTTTTTCTTTGCTTTTGGCTTTTCAATCACTTCTTCGACAACCAGTTCAACCGCCTCGGCCTCCAACAATAATTCCGCTTGTTTGGATTCCATTTCAACGATTTCGCCAATATTGTACGACAAATTAAATTTGCCCGATGGGTTAATCAAAAATTTCACTTTCATGGCCGGTGGGCCAAACAGTCAAGTTGACCCACCGTGTGCGAACTTTTATGCCCCCGCACGGGCAATTAATTATGCAACGATGTCTTTGCAAACAGCGAATGCGGTTGGTTGCAACAAATTACAATCCAAATAAGCGTTCAACACAACATTGGTCAAACCGGCGGTTGCGCCGCTGTATGGATCAACAGTCAATTCCATTCCACCCCATGAAGCGATGGCCATTTTGCTGAAATCACCAAAAATCATGGCTGACAATGTAGATGAACTGCCTTTTGACAAGTTTGAAGGAACAAGTGTTGAGGTAGCAACGGGATAACCGTTCAAATCAAAACCGCCCGCGGGCCAAATGAAATTGCCTTCAACACCTGATGATTGACGGGGAATTGTTTGCAATGCTGCCTTCACCTTTGGGTTTGTCAAATATGCAACACCTTCACCGTTTGCGTTTTCAACCGCTTTCATCAAATTAACAACATCAGCCCAAACCGGTGCAATACCGTTGGCGTTTGTTGCGTTTGATGTTGCGCCGCCGGCAAAAGTTACATTGACATTCGCGTTGGCAATGATACCGGTTGGCTCATTTGAACCACCACCTTTGATGGCGGCTGTTTCCAACGATTGTGCCATTGCGTTCAACAACCAGTTGCGAACATATGTGTCAATGCTGTTTGATGATTGCAACATCAACTGATTTGAAACCTGAATGTAGGCGGCCAAACGCTTGGGGCTAAATGTTACTTTGCTGAATGCGGGTGACTTTTCGGTCGCGCTGCCGTTTTCAGTATTCCAACCGGCTGATGGCACAGTTGACGCGGTTGGCATGTCCAAATTTCCAACCAATCCTGACAATTGCTGAACACCCAATCCGCGCAATACGGTTTTTGGCAACAACACATCGATGATTGATCCAACATTGGTTTGAACATTGACGCCACCTTCTGAACCAGCTGAACCACCGGTCACGCTCATGTCGCGTTTGAAAACCTCTGATGGCACTTTCATTGAATGCGCGCTAACGCTTACGCCTGAACGCTGAAATTCAGCGGCGGCCATTTGGTTGAATTCGGCTTCAACACCATCGCGGCGACCGGTGATGGCCATTTCCATTGCGCGTTTGAAAGAATAATTTTCTTTCATTGCTTCTTTTTCCTTTTCTTCGCTGCGGCTTGCGCTGTGTCCGGCGGCTTGCGCTGCAAGGTTTTGCAATTTTTCCAAAGTTTCAACCTCGGCCTTAATTGCACCCAAACGGGCTTCAATTTCGGTCAAACGGTTGTTTTCGCTTTCGGCCATTGAACGGGCTTCCTTTTCAATGGTGGTTTGCAACGCTGACAATTCGCCAAGCAAACGGCCGCGTTCTTCTTTTAATGCTTTGATTTTATTCATGATTTTTTGTTTGTTTTAAAGGTTTTTGTATCTCAACAATGCAACTTTCAAAATGTCCGCATCAATTTGTGATTGTTCCGCGGCTTGGATTTGCAATTCTTCATCACGCATTTTGATAATTGAACGCGCATCGGCTTCGGTGTCTGAATATGCGGGATAAGTAACCGGCGAAACATCAAACAATTCATCAATCATGGTGATTGTGCGTTTGCCCATTGTTCCATATTTGGTTGAATCGGTCCATGTTTGTTCCTTGATGGTAAACGCAAATGATGATTGTGTGATGTCACCGCGCATTATTGAACGAACCACGGACATGTGTGTTGGGTTTTCGTAATCGGGGATCCATGTGTATTCCAAATTTCCATCGGCATTCACAAACACTTTGCATGTTTCGGCCTTTGTACGGCCCAAAATCAATTCCGCTTCATGGTTGAACAAACAGCGGATGTCGTATTCGCGTGATAATGCGTAATCAAACGCACCGGGGGTGATTACTTCTTCGAAATACCCTAAATCGGTCACGCTGTTAACAACGGCGGCAATGCCTCCAATTTCTTTGGGCATGCCATCGCCGATGGCGCGTGCGTGAACTGATCCGGTGATGGTTCTGCGTTCTTGTTTCATTTTAAATTACTTCGGTATTATTTACCCCATCGGGGTTGTTGTTTTTGTCTGCGCTTGCCATCAATTGTTCAATTTTTGCATCCATGTATGCGTCAATTTTTGATGATGGCATCAAATTGGTTTCAATTAAATATTCATCACCACCATCAAACCCGTTTGCATCTTCGAATTCGCGTGCCTCATTGCGTGACAACCAACCACCGCGGATGCCTTTGTTGTAAAAATCCGCGCGGTCATTTGCTGATGCACGCAACAATGAGTTGAAATTAAATTTGAAATAATGGGTCATTTTGTCAACTTCGGTCAACAATTTGCGCGCCATTTCTTGTTCCATATTGATTGCGTATGCCATCAATGTTCTCATGTAAAAATCCTGATATTCTTGTTCAACACTCGATTTGATGCCATCTTTTGCGCCAATCATGGATGCCGGAACACCAAAGATCCGGGCAATTTCTTCGGCATCGAATTTCCGAACCTCTAAATATTGCGCTTCTTCGGGTGTCAACGACAATTTTTCCATTTTGATTCCGTTTGGCAAAACCGCCGAACGGGCCGCGCCGTCAATCACATCGTCCAAACCTTTTTTCAGCGGTCCGGCTTGCTCGGGTTTGATTTGCGAATCTGATGTCAAAAGGAATTTTAAAACGCCGTTTTTGAACACGCCGGCATTGCCTGAAATTGCAGCCAAATCAATTCCCAATGTTTCCGCATGCAACACGATTGGCGAAACACCAACCAATGGATTGTCTAAACATTGACCTTTGAAATGCAACATGTCGGTTGCGGGGATGGTGTTTGGGAATCCTTTTGCCGTGCAATGATAGAACAGTTGGCCATCTTGCATCACCGGTGTGATATAATCAGGACAAATCGGATGTAACGCGATGGCCAAATATCGTGCATCGCGGTTAATGAATGCATAAGCATTGCCCCGCAACGCCAAATCCGATGCCATGTATTTAACAAAATCAAATTTGGTTTGGTATGGGTTTGGCTCGTTCAATACCGGTGTGGTATAATGAACCATTTTTGTTTCACGCGTTTTGCCATCATCATAATACAATTTGAGTGACAACCCCGCAATTCCATCTGCAATCACGCGAACACATGCGTGAACGCTTGCAATTGACAATGCGGTGCGTGGGTTTACGGCTTGCCCCGATTTGGTTTGATACCCAAATACGGAATTCAAGGAATTGACCAACCATTCCGTTGGATATGCCAACGATGACCGTTTTTCAACGCCTTTCCCTTGAAATAATCTTTTTATGCTAAACTGCATGGGGCGAATTTATTATTTTGTGAATTAACATTTGCAACATTATCTATTTGTTTTCAGCCAACGCGACAACATTGACCGAAAAACGGTGTACGAACTAAATCGCGGCCGGTCAAAAATGGCCTTGTGTCTTTCTTCGATTGCTTCATAACAATCTTTGTATGACTTAAAATTTGGTAACTCACGATAGTATTCATTCATGAATTCGTCAATGTAGGTCAACCATGCATCGGATTTCATTGTCGTTCAATTTTTTACAAAGTTACAAACCAAAAATCGGAATTGTTTTCTTTTGATGCGGATTGCATTGCCGTTCCTAATGCCATGACAATGGAAACCGGGCCATCCACTTTGTCACCTGATTTGCCTTTGTCAATTTTGATGTTTCCGGCGGGATCAGTTCGCAACAAAATGTTTGACATCATCCAACGCGTCACCGGATTGCCGGCATGGCGCAATTTGCCATCCTTCACTAATCTTTCCAATTCCTTTGTTGGCGTTGACATGCTTACAAAACCTTGCCCAAATGGAAACATGGTCAACCCTTCGTTTTGCAATTCAATTACCAGCTGCGAAGCGTTAAAACGGTCAAATGCCACATCCTTAATGTCGAATTTTGTGGCAAGTTCACAAATTTTGGCTTTTATGAATCCGTAATCCGTGACATTCCCATCGGTTGCAATGATGTGACCTTTGGCCACCCATTCGCGAATCGCTTGCCCGGCTGCGTCATTTCTTTTTTTGACCGCTTCTTCGGGTAAAAAATACCATGTTCGCACCGCGTGATTGTGCGGAAAATACAAAGTGAATGCGCAAAAATCACCAGTTGATGCCAAATCCAATCCACCAAAACATTGTTCACCTTCTAATTCGTCATCGCCATCGCATTGTTTCCAAATGTTGTCTGAAATCCATGTTTGTTCCGTGTCGGTCCATACATTCAACAACTTTGTTTTGAACTCAACTTCTTTCGATGTGTATTCTTTGGCTTCGGTCAACGCTTGCTGCAATTTGCGCGGGTAAACTGAAACGCCCCAATTGGGATTCGCTTTTGCCCATACTTTTTCATCCATCCAATCATCGCCATCATCCAATGTGTAAATCACCGAAAACAATGCATCATCTTTAATTGCCCCGTTCAACACATTGACGCAATACCCCCGGTGGCGATAACACGCTGATTCGCGGTTGAACCCGGCCGTTGTAATGGTAAACAGTAATGGTTGACGGCGCGCGCCCATACTGTTGAAAATAACATTATACAATTCATCGTTTGGATGCGCATGATATTCGTCAATCACCGCCATGTGGGTATTCAATCCATCTTGTTTGTTTGGATTCCATTCAAGGGGTTTGTACAAATTTTGTTCGTGAATGATTCTGCGGTTGTTAACTGAATTATTGACAACAACTGCATCCTTCAACCATTCCGTGTTTTGTGCCATCCTTACGGATTCGCCAAACACCATCATGGCCTGATCCAACTTTGTGGCCGCTGAATAAATCTGCGCCCCGGCTTCATCATCGGCAATCAGGCCATACAACATCACCGCGGATGAAAATGTCGATTTTCCGTTTTTGCGCGGGACTTCAACATAGGCCCGTGAAAATCTGCGTGATCCATCCGGATTCAAAAATCCAAAAAGATTCCAAATGATAAACGCTTGCCATCCTTCCAACAAAAATTTCCGTCCGGCATGTTCACCGGTGGTGTGTTCCAATTCTTCGATGAAATTAATGGCATGTTGCGCAAATGCCGCGTTAAATTGAAAACGCGATAAATCATCAATATATCGTTGACATGCGTGTTTCACCAATTCACATGCGTGAATTTTGCCATCAATCACATTCAACGCGTATTGATGCGCCTTTGTGTTTTCAATTCCGGTTTTCAAGGAATTTCAAATTGTCTTTGGCAATTGATTCGTTGCGATAAACAAACGGCAATTCGAACTGATCCATGTCAATGAACGAACCATCGCGGTGAATTGGTTTATATCCTTCGCCATCGTGGCGTTCAATTTGCCAACAATTCCCATTCCCAACAATTCGGAATTTTGGAACAACCAGTTGTTGCTCGATTTCAAATGCGGGTTTGTGTTTTATCTTTTTCATGCTGATTTTGATTTGAGTAATTCTAATTTTGAAACCGGCTTTTGATTTGTGTTTGGAATTCGGGCGCGCGCTGATGGGGTCACGCCAATCAATTGCCCTAATTGCATCGCTTGTTTGACGCAATTTTGTTTTGTTGTAAACCACGGGTTGACCTTTGGTCCTTGCTGCGTTTCAATTACCATGCCTTGTTCTTCGCATTTTTGAACGGCAACATAATAATTGGCCACGGCTTCGGAATACATCGCGATGATTCCCAAATCCACGCCAACCAACATGTTGATTTTTTTCAGTTCAAAACACATTTCGTCAAAAATCTTTTTGGCGCGTGGCGTTTTAAATTCAATTTCGGTGGTTGGTTCTTCTTTGGTTGTTGTCATGGTCATTTCATTTTCAAGAATTCGGCACTTTTGCGCCGTTCCTTTTAATTTTTTGACTTCGGTTGGCACTTTGGGTCGTCCTCTCATTTTTGTTGTCTTAAATCGCCTTAAAATGGTTTGTTCCTATTTTTGCACGGGTGTGAAAAAGAA